AAATTTAATGATCATTGGCTGTACAGATATTGAAGAATTTCCTCCATTCTTTGTACATACTATTAAAAATGGTGTTATTATTAATAGTATCTTTTATAGAGAAAAAGAAAAACCAGTTTATACAAATGGTTATAACTCTTATAACTATAATACTCCTAATATTACTAACGTTAAATGGAAGAATAAAGCTACTGGTGATATTCTATCTCATTTGAAGGAAACTGATAGTACTAGAATTGAAGTATTAGTAGATAAATGGGTTAGGTGTGTTAGTGATATGGATTCTCCTTATGGCCCAAAAGAAAACATAGTTAAAATTACTAAAAACAAATGGTATTTAGTAGATGATTCTTCTGTTGATAATGGTTATGATATTCAGTTATTAGATGATAGAGATAACCTAGTTTGGGTAAGTTTCTATATGTTTGATACTAAATATATTGACTATCCATCAGGTTATGGTTATTCTATGAGTAATATCTTTGAAGAAAATAATGCAACTAAGTTATTATATGCAAAAGGTACTATCATTAAATTAGCAGAAAGAGCTATTATTGACAAAGATAACAGAATTGGTTGTATGTATAATACTGATGAAGTTATGGATATACCTGTATCATTATTAAGACCAGCATTAAAAGATGAAGTAGATGCTCATTTAGCTAGTAACGCAGAAGAATTAAATAAGATTCTTCAAGTAAATAGTAAACAATCAGCAATTAACTTTGATAAAAATCCTGTTGATAATGGTACTAGTGAACTATCTAATGCAATGAGTGCTAATGGCAATGAACCTAAAGAACCGGTTGAGGAGGCTTCCCCCTTTCGTGAAGTTGGTGATGTGGTTGTTTGGGAAGAATTAGGTAAAGTAAAAAAATCTGAGGATTTATCTATTATTTCAGTAGAAACAGAAGTTATTCCTAATGAGGATGATGATGAAACTATTGTAGTAGTACATGCTATACTTGATGTTATTGATAGTAAAGTTGATGATCTTAATGATTTATTAACTCATGTTGATTGGGCTGAAGTAAAAACCATTGGCCAGGAATTAAAAGATATAGTCAATGAAGCATATAATGTTGATGGTGTTAGAAGCACTATTGCTAAAAATTAAACTAATAATATTAATATTAATGAAAGAAACAATAGAAATAGGTGGAAAACAGTATGATGTTGATAGTCCTAGTTTAACAAAAGATTACTTTACTAAAGAATTTATTTTAATTGATGGAAGTGTAAATATTGTGTCTGCTTTAACATTAAGTAGGACTGCTGGTTATGAGGGTTCTATAGAAAGTGTAAACATACATAGAGATACATTTAATGCTAGAATAGCTGCTGGTAAAGTTGTTACTTTAGTTACTAGGTTTGGTGATGTTCATATGATTCAAAAAGTTAGGTCTGAAGGAGATGGTAGAATTTATCCTTCTAATGCTCCTACTGTAGGTAGAGTTTATTATGATGATTATACCAATCCTAGGCAGAATGTTAAAAATAAATTTAGACCATTTAATAACCAAGTATCTGTTTTTAAAGATATTCATAATAAACTAATTCCTGATCAAGATCGTAAAAAACTTATTGAAAGAAATTATAATTTTGGAGTAGACAGTCCAACTTATAAAATCTCAGAAGGTAAGAATTATACATTTGGTGTAGAACTAGAAACTAGTTCAGGAAGATTAACAGTAGAAGATGAAGTAGGTCTTAATCTTAAATGTGAATTTGATGGATCTCTTAGAGAAACACCAGATCAGAGGAAAGAAGATGTACTTGGTGGAGAGTATATTACAGGTGTACTTAAAGGAGATAAAGGATTTTATCAACTTCAAAGAGTTTGTAATACATTATCTGATAGATGTACTATTAATGGTAAATGTGGTGTCCATGTACATATAGGTAATATATCTTTTAACAAAGAGACTATTATTTATTTGTATAAATTAGGTGAATTACTTCAAAATGAAGTTTATCAAATGCTTCCTAAATCTAGGAGAGAAAATGCTTATTGCAGAAAGATCAAGAATATAACACTTGATTTAGCTGGTTTAAATAGTGTTAGTAGCTCTATAGGTTATGATATTTTAGTTGATGAATATTATCATCAGATATTTAAAGAAGTATCTCATGGTAAAGAAGCTAATAGACAACACAATAAAAAAAGTAATCACCCTATGGGTAGTAAATGTGGTTATGATAAAACTACTCAGCGTTATTGCTGGTTAAATTTTGTTACAGCTATGTTTAATACTAAAGGTAATCCAGAAGCAATTACGCTCGAATTCCGTTCACATAGTGCCACACTCAACTATACAAAGATTAAAAACTGGGTTAAAATCTGTATGGCCTTTGTGTCATTTGCTGAGAATAATAAAGCTTCTATTCGTAGAGGCTATTGGTTAGACTCTGATAAATTAGAACACAATATTGATCTATCTACAATTGTTAGAGCAGCTTATCCTAAATCTTATAAATTACTCCAAAGATATATTGAAGATAGAAAATCTAAGTTTGCTTTTGATGATGGTAAAATAGAGGAATTAGAGTACAAAACAGATAAAGAAGGAGTTAAAGCGTTAACCTTAAAAGAAGATATACAATGTGCCTTATAGCAATTTCCCCAAGAGGGACTGACAAATACTCAGAATTCTTTTTACAAGGTATAAGAAACTCTGCAATGACTAATAATCATGGATATGGTTATTCTTACAAAAGAACAAAAGCTAATGTAGTCCATTTCTCTAAAGGTTTTAGAGATTTGGAAGTTATGTTAGATCAGATTAAAAAACATAATCTTGATGATGATGATGAATTAATTGTTCACTTACGATGGGCTTCAGCTGGAGCTCAAAGTATGGCTAATACTCATCCTTTTTTTGTTAATTATAATTCTGAATATGCACATACTGCATTACAAGGAATTATAGATTTTCCAGCAGTATTTCACAATGGTACTTTTAGTAATTTTATTGATGAAAGTGATCATAGTGATACTTTTAACTTCACTAATAGCTTTTTGAAGATTAAAGGTATCTGGAATATGTTTAAGAATGATAGAGAGAAGTTTATGCAAGTATTTAAAGACTTAATAGGTTCTAATAAATTAGCCATTATGGGTAAGGAGTTAGAAGAAACTATTATAGTTGGTAATTTTGTAAATAAAGAAGGTTATATATTCTCTAATACTAGTTATGAAAATAACTATAGAAGACCTATAGAATCTATTGATACATCTCTTAGATTAGTTAAAGGAGGAAAGGAAGCAAACGCAGGCTTAGAAGAACAAAAAAATCTAGCAACAAGTATATCAAGTCAGAATCTAAACACAAAAAATATAAAGGTTACGCCTGCTAACTTTCGAGATTTTAGAATTAAAAGTCATTGTATTATAACTGGTTGTGGTGTTAGACCTATTTTAAAAGATAGTTTTTTCACTATAGCTAAGTATTCAGATAATGACCCTGATGTTATACTTAGTGTATTAAACGAAGCTAGTACCTATAGAACTGTTAGTAAAGTTCAATTAGAGAATGGTTTTATATTATTACCTAGGCAAGAAGTACAAGGTAAATATTTTGATTATCTTAAATTAAAACGTGATATTGCAGAAAGTAATTCAGCTGTTAAAAAGGTTTGGAATAAAGTTTTAGGTGTTTCTGGAAGAAGTACTATACCTGATAAAATCAGGATTAAACATGGTGTATTAGATGAACCTTTAAATACCGAAGCTATTATTATGTTTTTAAAAGATAATGAAAAATACATAAACAAATTCAAATTCCAAGAATTGTGTGCTGAAATAAAAGCAAAACAAGTTGAAGAATTTGCAAACTGTATGTGCTAAAACTAAGAGGGATATTTAGAAATAAAACTTGTATAACCTACAAATGTTTTGTATCTTTGTATCCCTCTTTTACAATTGAGAAGAGGATAAAGGAGGAGAATGAGTAGAATTTATGAAAAGAGAACGGAATTCAAACCTTATGAGTATAACAACTTATTAGGTTACAGAGAAGCTATCAGAGCTTCAAGATGGGATGTTGAAGAATTTGATTTTAGTGAAGATATACAAGATTTTCATATAAACTTAGATTCTAAGGAAAGAAATACTATTAAGAATGCTATGTTAGCTATCAGTCAGATAGAAACAGAGAATGTTAAAACATTTTGGGCAGAGATAGGTAATATATTTCCTAAGCCTGAGATAGCTATGGTTGGTATAACATTTGGTGAAAATGAAATAACACATAGTCTGGCTTATGCTAAATTATTAGAAATATTAGGTTTTAATGAAGAATTCAAGTTATTATTGAAGAATCCTGTAATAGAAGGACGAGTTAATTATTTAACTAAGTATCTAAGAAATGTAGGAGATAATCCTCAACAATTTCAAGCATTAAAATTAGCTTTATTTAGTTTATTTGTAGAAAATGTATCATTATTTTCACAATTTGCTATTATAAAGTCATTTAGAAAACACAAGAATTATCTAAAGAGTATAGATAATGTAGTACTAAGTACTCAAAAAGATGAATTAGTTCATGCTAAATTTGGTATTGAATTATTAAGAATTATAAAATCTGAGAATCCTGAATGGTTTAATGATGAGTTCTATGAGAAGATTTATAGAGCTTGTAATAAAGCATATTTAGCAGAAGAGAAGATACTTGAGTGGATCTTTGAACAAGGAGATTTAGATTTTCTAAAATTAGAAGATATCAAAGAATTTACTAGAAGTAGGTTTAATGATAGTTTAATAGATATTGGAGCTAAACCAATATTTGAGATAGATAAAAACAAACTTAGTTCGTTGAAGTGGTTTGTAGAAGAGATTTATGCTTATACAAGAAATGATTTCTTTAATACCAAATCAGCTAATTATAACAAGGTCAGTGTAAAAACTGCAGATGTGATAGGAGCAATAAGGAGGGTGAAGAATGAGATGGTATAATGAATTAAGTAAGTTGTTTATGTCTAGAGGCTATCTAAAAGATGGTCAAACTATAGAAGAAAGAATCAAAGAGATGGGTGATTATGCCCAATCTATATTAAATAAAGAAGGTTATTCTGATAAATTTCAGGATTATTGTAAAAGAGGATGGTTTATTGAACCTACACCTTGTTGGACTAACTTTGGAGTGAAGAATGCAGGATCTGCTGTATCTTGCTTTGGATTATATATTGATGATAATACACCATCTATTTTAACAGCTGTAGCAGAGGCTGGAATGCAATCAAAAATAGGAGGTGGTACATCAGGTTACTTTGGTAAAATAAGGCCAAGAGGAAGCGCTATTACAGGTGGAGGTAAATCAAATGGAGCAGTTAGTTTTATGCCCCTATTTGAAACTAACTCTAATGTAATATCTCAAGTAAATAGAAGAGGACACTTTTCAGCTACTTTAGATATTGAACATGCTGATTGTGATGAATTTCTTAAAATTAGAAGTGAAGGTAATCCTATACAGGAATTAAGTTTCTCTATTTCTATTTCTAATAAATTTATGCAAAAAGTTTATGAAGAAGATCCTGTAGCTATTGAGAAATTAAGAAAGGTTGCTCAAAGTAGATTTCATACTGGATTTCCTTATATATTCTTCTCAGATAATGTAAATAACAATACTGTAGATGTATATAAAGAAACACTATCTACTATATTTCATAGTAATATGTGTCAGCCTAAAGAAGCTACCTTATTATTAAAAACTAATATAGGAAGCCGTATTATTACTATGAATGAATTAAAAATAGGTGATATTATATGGTCAGGCAGTCAGTGGACTAAAGTTATTAATAAATGGTCAAATGGAATTAAACCTGTTTATAAATATAATACTAGTACTGGATATTTCTTAGGAACTGATAATCATAAAATCTTTTCAAATAATAATAAAGTAGAAATTGGTAAAGCTAAAACTATTGATTGGACTGTTGGTGATTCATCTGTTTTATCAAAAGAATTTGATTTACAATCTATTATGGATGGTCTTGTTTTAGGAGATGGTTCAGTACATAAAGCTAGTAATAATTTAATTTACTTAAATATTGGAGAAAAAGATTATGATTATTTCAATTCTGAAATAAAAGATCTAGTTAATAAAAAAATAGGTGTAGGTAAAACAGCGTATTCAATTAATACATATATTGAACATGAAGAATTGCCTAAAACTTATTTAAGAGGAATTCCTGATAGATATTTTTATGCTGATGAAAAAATTAAGAGGAGTTTTTTAAGAGGTTTGTTTTCTGCTAATGGTAGTGTAGTAGGTACTAGAATTGTATTAACACAATCATCTAAGAGATTAATAGAACAAGCTAGAGAAATGTTATCTTCATTAGGTATACACTCTTATATAACGTCAATAAAAGAACAAGTAAGAATTTTTAAAAATGGTAACTATACAACTAGAGAGTGTTTTAGTATTAATATAACTTCTGGTAGAGATTTATTTAAAGAATATATTGGATTTATTCAGTTATATAAAGTAGATAAAATTAAAGTTTCTAATAAGAATAGATATCAAACATCAGTTATTAAAGATGTTGAATATATAGAAGATTCTGAAGTTTTTGAAATAACTGTAGATGCTGATGAACATAGATATTGGACAGGAGGTGTTTTAGCATCAAACTGTCATGAGATAGCTTTACCTAATAATAGTAAAGAATCTTTTGTTTGTGATCTTCTAGGAATGAATCTAGAGTATTATGATGAATGGAAGAATACAGATGCTGTTGAAGTAGCTATATATTTCTTAGATGCTATGTTAACTGATTTTATAAATATCAATAAGGATACACCTTATATGAATAAAGCAGTTAGATTTGCGGAAAGACATAGAGCTGTAGGATTAGGAGCATCAGGATTTCATACATATTTACAATATTTAAATATACCTTTTGAATCATTACAAGCTAAAGGTATTAATTACCAAATATTTAAGAACTTACATGATCAAGCTTATAGAGCTTCTGAGAAAATGGCTCTTGAATATGGTAAACCTGATATGTTATCTGATGATAAATATAAAAGAAGACATACATGTTTATTAGCTATTGCTCCTAATACATCAAGTTCATTTATTAAATTACAACAATCTCAATCTATTGAGCCTTATGTTAGTAATTATTATATAAAAGATGTAGCTAAAGTTAGAGTAAGTGTTAAAAATAGATTTTTAGAAGAAGTATTAATTAAATTAGGTCAAAATACTGATGATGTTTGGGAGTCAATTCTTAAAAATAATGGATCAGTTCAACATCTTGATTTCTTAGATAAACATACTAAAGATGTATTTAAAACATTTGGAGAAATATCACAATATGAAGTATTATTACAAGCATCAATAAGACAACCTTTTATTGATCAATCTCAATCTTTAAATTTAATGATACCTGAAGGAACAAACCCTGAAGATGTATTATATTTAATTATTAAAGCTCATGAGTTAGGTATTAAAACTCTATATTATCAATTAAATGTTTCAGCTGCTATGGAATTTACTAATTCTATTACAGAATGCGTTTCCTGCGCAGGCTAATGAAATAAATAAACTATAAAACTATAAATAATGACAGGAAGAAGAATTTTATTAAAACTACTAGGTTGGGACTTAGATGAATATGCTCCTAAAATGTGGTACAATACTCAAAATAGTGCTACTAAAAGGTGGTCTAAAAGAGCTAGAAGAATGTTAAACAGAGACTGTCATAAACAAATACAAGAAGAGATATATGGAAGTAAAAATTAAAAAATTAATACCTGAAGCTGTTATCCCGGCTTATGCAAAAGAGTCAGACGCAGGTTTAGATTTAACAGCTACATCAAAAGGAGTTGTAAACATGGAAGATCATGGTTACATTCAATATGGAGTTGGTTTATCTATAGAAGTACCAGAAGGTTATGTAGGGTATTTATTTCCTAGATCATCAATAAGTAATACAGGATTAATACTTTCTAACGCTGTAGGTGTTATAGACTCAGGATATAGAGGAGAAATAATGTTAAGATTTAAAGCTATTCCTAATACAAAGCAATATGAAATTGGAGAAAGAATAGCACAATTAATAATTATGCCTATTCCTAAAATTGAACTTATTGAAGTAACAGAATTATCTACAACTAAAAGAGATGTAGGTGGATTTGGATCAACAAATTAAAATCTATATAAAATATGGCAAATAAGATGCAATTGGATGAGCTGGAAGTATGTATTCAGCTTATCCAGGTAAGTAATCCAGAATTAAAGAAAGCTTCTTATATCGCTTTAAAAGAGGAAATAGAGAAGGAATTTAAATGTGTTGTAGATTTAGATGATATATACTTATTACATGAGCCTACAATACAACAAGATGAACAAGCAGCAAGAGAGTATTATGGTACAATGTTTAATTTAGGTTACTCAGAATATATTTAATTATGAAAATAGGTGATACAATTGATGAAGTATTTCTTATTATATACATAAGTGAAAGCTATGTATATTTAATTGATAAAAGTAAATATAATGGTCCTATAAGTAAAAGAGAAATATAATGAAAAATACAATTAAAAAGTGTAAAAAATGTGGAGGTTCAGGTTTAGTAGAATCTCCAAATCCTTGTCATGGAGGTGAGGTAGTTGAATGTCCTCAATGTAAAGGGTTAGGAACACCTATTTATGATGAAGACTATGATAATGCACTTCCTTTTATGGAAGAAGATATGGAGCATGATATAGATGAAGACTAATGAAGAAGATAATACTTTATTCACAGTAGATTATAATATTATGTTGCAATTAGGAATACCTATTAATCAGTATTTCTTTCTTTGGTTAATACATTCAGGAGATGTATCAAAATATAGATTATATTTAGAGCAATTTCCATCACCAGTAAATAGAAGAGACTTAGATGAACTTATTCAAGCAGATTTATTAGATCTAAAGAATAAAACAAGAGAATCTAATCTTCTATTTACTTTTGAGAATTTAAAAACTACAGATCATTATAGTAATATATTTGATAGAAGTCCTAATAATGCAATAGAAGAATTAAAATCAACATATCCAAAGAAGACACCACAAAAAGGTAGAAGATTACAAAGTGACCAACATAAATGGGAACCTAAGTATTTAGCTATTATTAAGAACAAACCAAAACTACATGATACCATTATTAAATCTATTAAAGCAGAAACTGCGCATAGAAAGAAAACTGGTAGTCAAGAATTTTGGGCTTTGTTAACTACTTATATTAATAATAGAAGGTGGGAAGACTATGAAGATGAGATAGGTGAATTTAGTGAAGAAGATAAATTTTCAAGGGATATATGACAGAAAACAGTTCTCTGTTTAAGAGAGCATTAAGAAGAATTGAAGAAAACAGAAATAGAGAGTTCAATTGTTTATCTTTTGAAACTTTATTTCCTAAGTTTTCAGAATACCTACCGGGTATAATGCAGAAAACATCATATTTGTTGACGGCTTCCAGCAAAGTTGGAAAGACGCAGATTGCAGATACAATGTTTTTATATCATCCATATGATTTTATAAGATCTCATCCAGATTCTGATATAAAAGTAAAAATCTTTTATTTTTCATTAGAGATGGATTTAGAGAGTAAGATTACTGCTGGTATAAGTAAGCATATATTCGAAAAAAGTAGATTGATAGTACCTGTTAATCAGATATTATCAATGAATAGAAAACATAGATTAACTGATGATGTATATCAGAAAATCTTAGAAGCTGAGGATTACTTTGAACAATTAGAAGATATATTAATTATCTCTGATGCTCAACAGAATCCTACAGGTATCTATAAGCAGATGTATAAATATGCTTTAGATAATGGTAAAATAACTTATAAAAAAGTTAAGTTAAAAGATCCTGAAACAGGAGAAGAGTCAATAAAGGAGGTATTTGATTACTATACTCCAAATAATCCTAACGAGTATGTCATAATATTAACAGATCACTTAGCGGAGTTAAATTGTGAACAAGGTAAGGATATTAAATGGAATATAGAGAAACATAGTGATTATGGTCGAATACTCAGGAATATGTTTGGATATATACCCGTTGATGTACAACAGCAAGCAGCTTCTCAAGAGAGTTTAGATAAGTTTAAAGCTAATAAGCTAGAACCTTCAATAGAAGGCTTAGGAGAAACTAAACTAACAGCTAGAAAGGCTAATGTAATATTAGGATTATTTAGTCCTGCAATACATGAAATTCCAAGATATAAGAATTATAATATAGAGAGATTGAATGATAATTTCAGAAATTTATCTATTATAAGACAACGTAATGGAGTATCAGGTGTTAATGTAGGATTATACTTTAATGGTGCATCAAATTACTTTAAAGAGCTTCCTAGAGGGGTGGATATGACAGAACAGTATTATAAAGCAATAGAAGATTTAAATAAATAGAATGGGAAAAGAAGAGAGAGAGATAAGTATTATAGAAGAAACTAATAAAGGTTTAAGTGCTCAAACTAGCAATCAAGTAGCAATGCTTGAAGCAGCAGAAGCTTGGGTTAAATCAGGTTTATTACCTTCTTCTATTAAAACACCTGAACAAGCAGTAGTAATTGCTTTAAAAGGTAAAGAGTTAAATTTAGGTGTAATGGCATCATTTGAGATGATTGATGTTATTATGGGTAAACCAGCTCTTAAGCCAAAAGGAATGGCAGCCCTGTGTAGAAAGGGTGGTGTAAGAACCAAAACTCTACAAGATTTTGAGAAAGTACTTGATGCTGATGGTAAAGCTATTGATGCTATTACTACTATAAGATTTTATAGGGATGGTATTGAGGAAGATGTATCTTATAAATATTCAGATGCAACTCAATTAGGCTTAACAGCTAAAGATAACTGGAAAAAACAACCCGGTATTATGATGTACTGGAGATGTTATTCTAAAGGTGCTAATAGAGTATGTCCAGATTTAATTGGTGGATTATATACTAGTGAAGAATTAGCATCATTTACTAAAGATGCTCCTATTATCATGTTAGATGATGAAGGAAATACAGTTACTCAATAATTATGATAAAAACAGCAGAGGAAATATATACAGAAAATGGATGTAATTCCAAACGTGATATTATAGAAGCAATGAAAGAATATGCAGCTCAATTTATTGATGAAGCTGCAAGAACTGCTGTTACTAAAGGCAGATTTAATAAAAATTTAGTAGAAAAAGAAAAACAAATTTTAAAAGAACAATTAAAATAAATATATGTCAGAAGCAATCAATTTTAACGAAGTAGAATTAAACGAGAATACACAACAAGAAAGAGCACCAAGGAAAACTGTAAGTCCTGGAGTTCATGTATTTGATATTGTAGAAGCTGAAGTTAAAAAAAATAAAAATGATAAAACCTATATCGCTATCAAGTTTGAGAATGATGAAGGCCAATATCATAAAGAACAGTTTTATATAACTGATAATGCTACTACTAAAAAAAGGATTAAAGAGTTAGCAACTAACTCAGGAGTAACACTGGGTTCAGTGACACCTGAAGAAATTGCAGCTTTATTAATTGGTAATAAAGTAGGTTTAGTATTAGGTGGTGAGAAAGAGAATGCAATTATTGATGGTAGAGAAGTAGTAGTTACAAGAGCTATGACTAAAACTCCTTATAATTTCTCTTTTAAAGTAGCTGATAAAGATCTAGCTAAATGGAAAAATGCAGAAATAAAAATTGAAGATAAAACAGCACCTGCTGCTAGTGGATTAGATCTTCCACAATCAGCTTCACCTTTTGGAGTTAATAATTCTCAAGAGGAAAGTTCAGATCTTCCTTTCTAATATATAATACAGGGGGTTAATAGCCCCCTTTAAACTAACTTGTATGAAAGTAATAATAGCTGGAGGTAGAAAATTTAATGACTACAACCTTCTTAAAAAATCACTAAATAATATTTTAAAAAACAGTAGTGATATTGAAGTAGTATCTGGTAAAGCTTATGGTGCAGATCAATTAGGTGAAAGGTATGCTAATCAATATGGTTATAAACTAACTCAATTTTCTGCTAATTGGAGTTTATATGGTAAATCAGCAGGATATCAAAGAAATAAACAAATGGCAGAATATGCTACTCATTTAGTTGCTTTCTGGGATGGTAAATCCAGAGGAACTAAACATATGATTGATTTAGCTACTGAATATTGTTTAAAAATTAGAACTATAATTTATTAATGAATGAAAAAACAATTGATTTTAATAATTTAGATTTAAATAGAGATTTTATATTAAAAAGTATATCTGAACAGCAAATATTTGATTATTACGTAGATAAACCTTATAAATTAGGTGAGATGATTCAATCTAATCTAAGAGATGATGATAGTACTGCTAGTTTAAATATATATATTAAAAATGGTAATATAAAATATAAAGATTTTGGACATTCTCAAGGTAATTGCTTTGAATATGTTAAAAATCTCTATCAATGTGAATATAAAGAAGCTTTAGAAATAATAGCTAAAGATTTTGGATTAGTATTAGGTAAAGCTTCAAAACCTAAAATACATAAGGAGGCAGAGAAATTTATAGAATTTAATAAAACAATAATACCTGTACCTAGAGGATGGAAGTCTTTAGATAAACAATATTGGACAGATAGATACTATATACCTTTAAGAAGGTTAGTAGAATATGAAGTATTTGCTGCTCAACATATTTATCTTAAAAATAGACCAGATAATATGTTTATTTGGGCTTCACATGCAGATAATAATCCTATATACTATTATAAACTAGATAATCATTACAAATGTTATAAACCATTATCAACTGATAAAAAGTTAAAATGGTTATCTACAACAGATGTTAATGATATACAAGGTATGAAGCAACTTCCTAAAAGAGGTGAGTTACTTATAATAACTTCTTCAATGAAAGATGTACTTGTATTAAAAGAACTAGGTTATGATGCTATAGCATTAGGAGGTGAAGGTAATAGAATACCAGAAAGAATACTAGATTATTTATGGGCTTGCTTCGATAATATAGTAGTATTCTATGACAACGATAAACCAGGATTAAAATATGGTAAATCATTTTCAGAAGAAATAGGAGCAGGTATGATTCATATTCCTTTAGAGTATGAAGAAAAGGACATTAGTGATTTCACACACATCCATAGGTTGGATGATACAGTATCACTTATGAGAAAACTAATATAGATGAAAGTATATATAGTGATAGATACTGATTTAAACGCAGAAGATTGTGTAATTGGAATTTATTCAAATGCAAAAGATGCAAATTATGTTGTAGATAATTATGATGAAAGTCTTGTTATTACAACTAGAGAGTTAAAATAGAAATAAGTGAGGGAGATAAATGGATGGTGACGTAGTAAAAATAACAATTCCTAAGTTTAGTGAATTTATAAGAATAGCAAATAAAAGGTCAGTAAAACCTTTTGAAAAAAGTAGCAAAACAAAGCTACCAAAGAAATATCAGACAGAAGATTATAAGTGGAATGAAAAAGGCTACTTAGTTGATGCTGTTACTGGTATAGTAGTTCCTAAAAATCCTAGGATGGCAGGACAACCAAGAGATTGGAGAATAAATGGTCAGGATGTGTATAACCAAAAGGTTACTCATAATGGCAGAAATGCAGTAGCAACTAAGATGCATGAAAAATTCAAAGATGATTTAAATAAAATAGATCATATAAATGAAGACCTTTATCCATTAACAATGAGATTAAACTTTTATATTCTAGATCAGAATAAGATAAAAGATAAAACAAAAAACATTGATAATGATAATAGATGGATATATGAAAAATTTATTCAAGATACATTAGTTGAATTAGGTAAAATACCAGATGATAATCCTTATTATATAAATGGTAATTTTAAGAAAACATATTTTGTTGAAGATCCTGAAGATGTTAAATTAGAAATTATACTTACATCAAATGAGTAATAATTTAGCTGTTATAGATGGTGACTCAATAATATATTATAGTTGCTACAATAAAATAGATCAAAATAAATCTATACAAGAAGTATTTAATTGTGTAGATTATTATATAAACAGTATTTTAGATAATACTAAATCAGAATATTATACAGGATTCTTAACTGATGGAAGTTTTAGGTATAAGATAGCTACTCAGTTGCCATATAAAGGCAATAGGAGCCTCTTAGAGAAGCCTAAATACTTTAAAGTTACAAAGAGTTACCTAGAGGATTATTATAGCTTCACAAGTCTTAAAAACTATGAAGCTGATGATCTTTGTATAATGACACATAATACATTTAATACAACAAAAGAATATAATCCAATTATTTGTAGTCCTGATAAAGACTTAAAACAAGTAGCTGGTATATTCTATGATTATAAAAAAGGAGAAACAATTGAACTGAATAGACAAACTGGGATTAAAAATTTATGGAAACAAGTACTCACGGGTGATAGCGGAGACAATATATCAGGTCTTAAGGGCATTGGTGAGGTAAAAGCTGAAAAACTATTGTCTAACTATTCAATGTATGCATATCCAGGTGTAGTATTAGATAAATATTTACAAGTCTATGGAGAATACTTAGGTATGAAATATTTTAATGAAACTTATCAGTTAGTTAAAATGTTAGATACTTTAAATGGTGAATTGTATTTTCCTACAATACAAATAAAGAAAGAACAACAAGTGGAAAAAGCTGAATGGATGAAGTAGGAAGAGTTGTGCGCAAAATTGCAAGAAGATCTAATAAAAGTCTGTATTTTTTATTGCCTATGTTAGGATTTATGTATCAATTTGAGAAGAATTATATACTGAATTCATTTATAGCTGATAGAGAAAACAGACCAGATATTGGAAATTATCATATATTTATGTTAGTTGATAGAGAATATGAAAAATTAAATAAACATCAAAATTTTATAGAACATTATACTATTGATGAAGGTATAATGTATGTATTTAAAGTGCCAGTTCAATATGAAGAAGACTATTTAAAATTTATATTAGGTAAATATTCAGAGTTTAGTGCAGAATATAAACAACATCTTTGTAGAATGTTACCTACACCTATTGAAAAGTCTACAGTTTTTAAAGTAATAACTAAATCTCCAGAAGCTAAAGCTGAAATAGAGAAAAGAATTGGAGCATCAATAGGTAATCAAGAAGTTTTTAGCGTGCCAGATGTCAATGAGGAGATCTATGGATAAAATAAATATATATGAATAGTAAGAGATTTGACTGGATAGTAGAAAAAAGATTAGAAGCTATTAAAAATACATTAGTTATTAAAGCAAAAGAATACGCTAATGATACAGATAGACTACATAATTTCAATGCAGCAGCAATAAAGAGTAATCAATCTCGTGAGAAAGCTTTAAAAGGTTTTATGTTAAAGCATGAAGTTTCATTAGATGATATAATAAATAATATAGACAAAGGTATTTTACCTACAAGAGCTTTATTAAATGAAAAAATGGGAGATATTATCAACTATTACATTTTATTAGAAGCTAGTATAACTGACAGAATTAACAAAGTAGAAGAGGGAAAAGTGAATGACGGAAAAAGATAATAAGTTAGAATTAGTAGATATATTAAGAGTTAAACCTGGATATCTTAAAAAAGGTGCTGGATGGTTAGCAGATCAGTTTGGTACTACAATTGATGATGCTAGAGAAGCTTTATCTCTTGTTAAAAATGAAAGTAAAAACTTAGAAGTTGAAGAAGTTCAGGAATCTATTGAAATACAGGTTACTGAGAAGATCAATTCTAAGATCAATATAGTTAGTAAAAACAAAGGATTGTTTAAAGTTTTAGTATTAAGTGATATTCATGGAGTATTTATTGATAATAAAGCTTGGCAAGTAGTATTATCTGTTGTTAAAAATAATGAATTTGATGAAATTGTATTAAATGGTGATATCTTAGATTTTCCTTTAATCTCTAAACATGATAAGAAGTTATTTCAAATTCCAGTAATGCAGAATTATTCTGAGGTATTAGAAATAGAGTTCACTAAGAAAGCTATTTTGAAGCCTTTAAGAGATGCTGCTCCAGATGCTAATATTGTATTTAGATTAGGTAATCATGAAGAAAGACTAACAGAAGGTAAATACTCTGTAGCTGCTGAAAGATTAGCTAAGCTATTTAAACATTATAATACATCAGAATTAGATCAAATGCTAGATCTTAAATCAATGAATATTGAATATGATCCTGCAGAAGTAAGAAATTACTTTGATAAATTTGATATAGTTCATGGATTATCATTAGCTAAAACAGCTCCTAGGAATAATATTAATATGTATATGGGATCTGGAACATCAGGACATTCACATAGATTGAATTCTACTTATGTAAAAAATAAGAAACATCCTTATGTTTGGATGGAATCTGGTTGTTTGAGGACTATAGATAATGTTGAATATTTAACAACAGCTAATGTTGCTGATTGGATGCAAGGATTTGTAACTGTAGTATTTGATTCTGAATCAGACTACTTTTATTCTAAAACACATCCTATTGTAAATGGTAGTTGTGAGTTTAATGGGGTAGTTTATAAATAATGAAGAAATTTACAAAAATATTAGAATTAGTACTATTTCTACCTACAATAGTGATGTTTATTATAACAATTATTATTTGTTGGATTAATAGACTACTAAGTTTACCTTATTACTTTTATAAATATAAATCTAAAGGATTTAAGTATTTTTTAAATGATAATATAGGATTCACTAAAGATATTTTAAGTAATATTTTTTAATAAATAACTGGGGGAGAAATCCCCCTTTAAATCAAAATATATGTTAACAATATTAATAATATTAGTACTTATCTTAATATTAAGAAAAGAGTTATGACAGTATCAGATTTTAATGAAAAATATCAAGATTATCTTGGTGAACGTCATTATGGATTAGATATTAATATACCTTCTGTAATAGAATATTTAGATAAAATATTTCCTATATTAATAGAAGGAGATAATGAATTTAAATATTATCAGATCAAACTTAAATTTAATAATGCTAGATTTTATGCAGATAACAATTGTATAGGAGAATTCATTATTGAAAAAGAAATAAATAGGTTAGTAAAAGAATTTGATGAAATACAAAGTAGAAGCTGAAGGTAAACAATTTAAAGTTATGTTCTGGAATAGAGTACATGAACTTTGGTTAACTTATGATACTTCTAGATTTTGGACTAAAATAGAAGCTGAAAAATATATTAAAAAATTAAAGTAACAAAAAAGAGAGATAACTTAATTGCTATCTCTCTTCTTGTATAAACCCTTCTTGTGCCCTTTTTTCTGCTACTTTTGCAACTCTTCTATAGTTTTATTGCCATTCTGTTTAGCTCTTTGAATTTGTTTATAGTAAGGTATTAGATCTCCTCCTTCTTTAATAACTCTTAGATTTCCTTTATTAGGTCCTTTTTTAAACTTAAGATCTTTAGACTCTTTATCTTCAGCTCCTAAATATTTAAATGTTTCTCTAATAACATCCCAAAAATCAGTTAAAGTACTCCATAACGCAGGTTTAACTGCATCATAATAAAATGGTAAACTATACATCTGTACAGCTTCAGCAGATAATTTATTCATAGAATCCATTAATGATTTTAGAAGCATACCACTTAATCCATCATAATTCTCAAACTCTTTTTTAGAATCCCACATAGATATATCTAAGTGTTCCCAGAAATTAGGTACCCAAAATTTATCTTTATCTTCATCAGGTGGTGGAGCAAGTATTTTAGAAACTGAAGCAAATAATAAAAACATAGCCATTTCACCTATAATTTTTTTAATACCTATAGATTCTTCTCTTGTTAAAGCTCCTCTTTTATTTAATACATTTTGAGCAGTAGTAAATCTACCTTTAAAATAATCACTCATATGCCCTAATGATTTAGCTATACCTTTAGCTCCTGCTAAATAGAATCCTTCATCAGTTTGACCTGTTTGATAGTTATATCTCTTAGACATAAACCTATTTCTAATCATGTAAGGTAACCATTTTTTAAATACTAAAGCTGCTTGAAAAACTAGAGCTCCATCATATACAGATGAATTATCTTTAGAGTAGTTACCGTGAATACTATGATTAATAGTTAATATTGTTTTTCTAGAATCTAATAGTGCTTGTTTAGTATCAAAATTAGTTTCATCTTTAAATTTAAGCTCATCATTCTCTACATCTACCATATTCCAGTAAGGAATCCCTTCTGGAGTTTTTTTATTTAGTAAATAAGCGATCATAGTTATTTTTTGTACAAAATCTTCACCTGCTGCTTGAAATATAAAAGCATTGTCTGTAATACCTTTAAATGCAGATCCTAATAATGTAGGAGAATCTAATTCAATTTTCTTTTTATCTTGCCATTCACCAATTTCTTCAAGAGGTTGTATATATTCAGATAATAGATTTAATTTAGTAGCTAGTTTATCTGTTCTAACTATATTAGATCCTTTAACTAATGTATTACTAGTATATATACTAATAGCTTTCATTAGTTGTTTTTTATTAAAATATTTACCTCCACCAGCTTCAATGAAATCTCCCATTAAACCAGCAAATATATTATTTACACCTGAAAAGGGATTAAAGCCTAATTGAAGAGTTCTAGTGTATCTAATTAATCCTCTAAGTAAATCAGAAGCATAATAAGATTTTCTACCTACAACAGCACCATTTTGATCATAAATATCTCCTCCACCTAATCTACCAAATGGAGATTCTTCAGTACCTATAATCTTACCTTGTATATACATATTAATTGCTTTATATGTATTACTTTCAGATCCTTGTATAGTTACTTTTTGAGTTCCAAATATACCATTTTTAGTTTCATTAATATATTGTTTAGTTTCTACAATATTCTGAATCATCCTAACTTTAGGAAGTACTTCCATCATCTCAGAATAATCATTAACAAATGAACTAAATTCAAATAATACTTTACCTAAATCAAATGATTTTACATCAGCAGATGCTTCACCAATCATCCTTAGTTTAATTTCATCTCCAGATAATTCTGCTAATTCAAATTTCTCTCTAGGATCTCCAGCTTCATCATAGAATTCAGCTCTACCTTGACCTATTAAAATAGTTTTTAAAGCAGTTAAAGTAGACTTAAATATATTAGATTTTCTCATACTAAAGAATTCCCAAAAACTATTCTTAATTAATGTAGGAATCTTCTCTTCATTATTTAAAGTTATATATTCAGGTAATCTAGCATAGTTATTTTTCATAGTTTGCTTAAAGAATTCATAGAACTCTTTTAATGCAGGCTGAGATTGCAAATAAGCATACTTAGGGTTCATATAAGCACCTGATGTAGGTTTCTTATAGTAGTTATCAGATAACCATTTTTTTGCAGCTACGGCCTTAGGATCAGTTCCTTTAGAATTTCTAAAGTTAGCATTAACTTCCTGATAGTATTTTGTATTATAAGGTTTTACTAAATCTAATCTACCTAAATGATTTACTTCAACTAATTTAGCATAAGCTTTTCTAATACTACCTTTACCAACTATATTAGTTAATTTAGCACTTTTAGCCCATACTTGTAATTTATGCATATGATCTACTATATCCTGACCAACTTTAAGAGAATCTAATCTAGCTTTCTCCTTACCTGACATAGTAATACTATGAATTAATTGAGCTTCTAATCTTGGATAATCTCCAAATCCTTCAAATACTTTAGCTAGTAAAGTTATATCTTCAGTATTCTTTAGAATATCATCTATATTTATACTAGGATTAGCTAATCCACTTGTATTTAAATATTCTTCTGAGATATTAGATATATATGTAGATATATTCTTAAGTAATTCATTAGATAAATTAGAAGCAGGTTCTTGTAAAGATGGAATTCTGCTCTTTTCTACTAATCTAGTAAATAGATAATCTTCTGCTAATTGTTTTTGGCCTTCACTACTATCTAAATCATAGTTACCTAATCTAGTTTCTATTTCATCTAATTGAGTAACTGCTAACTTAATATAATTAGCTTCATCCTGAGTTATATCTGTAGTAGTCTCTAAATCAGATAATAAGCTATTTAATGAATTTTTATAATTAGTTTTATCAGTTACTTCTGATAATACAGGAGCTATTTCAGCTTCATATCTACTAACTTCATTAACAAAATTAGGATTAGAATTATCAGTAGGCTCTCCATTATTATATAAAGTTCTAATATTTCTAGCATGATTTAATTCAGCAGTCTTTAAAACTTTATTTAGATCACCAATACTCTTATTAATAGATCCTATTTTAAATTTAATTTTCTTATGTAGCTGTAACATAAATATCTCAGAAGCAGGTAAACTACTATCAGCTGTATTTTTATATTTCTCAGAAGCATAAGTATTAATTTGAGATATAACTCCTTCAGCTCTTTTATTTAATACTTTAACAGTACCATTTCCTGATATTAATGAAGGATTACTACTATCTTGTATAAAAGTAGCTACATCCCATATTAGTTTATCAACAGCTTTTTGATCAGCTGTTTTTAAACCTAAGAATTGTTTAATTGCATTAGTTATTTTCTGTAATATGCTTTGATTTTTAGTACCTAATGATCTAAAGAAATTTTCATTAGACATTAATTCAGCTACAAATTCATAGTGATTAGTAAATCCATATAATTCAGAATCACTAGTTCTTTTATAAGCATTATAAGCTACTTCAATTTGTTTAGAGAACTCAATTTCTTCAGCTGTAGTAGGATTATCTAAAGCACTTAGTGTAAATGCATGAACATACTCATGAACAATAGCAGCGTAAAAATCTTCTTTTGCAATAGTTAGATTATTAGTAAAGTAAGCATTTAGCTCAACTCTACCATTATTATTATAATATCTACCTAACCAGTTACTTGTAAAATCACTATTAACTACAAATGTACTATTAGGAAGTTTATCTAAATTAGCTTGTAATAATCCAGCTATTTGTTGAACAAAAGGCTTAGTACTATTATCTATTACTACTTGTAAAGCTTCATTTGCATCTGCATTAGGAAATAAATCTAATAATTCTTTAGCACTTAAAAAGTGAGAATTATCTTTATTCATTTTATCTAAGAAATAAACAACAGTTTTTAAATCAGGTTCACCTAATTCATTAGTATCTGCAAAGTTATTTTTATTTGACATAGCAAATACATAATATCTTTTAGCTTCATCTCTATTATTTTTTGTATAAGCAAGAAGATCTGTAAATAGTTTACTATCTACTAGATCTCCTTCTTTATTATACACCTGTGGGATCACAGCACAAAAGTTAGACATTAAAATCCCTCCTTATATAAGATCCTGAAGATATACTAGAAACCGTTCTTCTTGCTATATTGAACTTACTCATAATAACTTTTTGTTTTATTTTATTTTTAATCATATTTTGTATCTCTAATACATCTTCTTTTGTTAATTTAGATGCTACATATTTAGTTCTAAATTTTTCTAAAGTTTCTTCAGTATGTTTTTTACCATAAAAAGGATTATCTTCACCTTGATATAATAATTTGTTTCTAATAGATACTGCTTTTCTCATACTGTCAGGCATTTTACAACCTAAATTAGAATCTGCTATATGTCTTATATTATATTGAGGATTCAAAGTATCTATGTAGTATTGTTCTCTTTGTATTAAACTATCTTTATCACAATATTCAATAATTACAAACTGAAAATTTTCTTTTGTATATTTATTATAAGAAAATTGTAAATGTTTATTATAATGTTTATTTCTTCTTAATAATGAAAAGTGCGTTGATCTTCTATGCTTAAGATCTGATGCACTTCCCACATATATTTTATTGTTATTATAGTTTAGAATTATATAAATTCCGGATTTATTCATATTTAGCAAATTGGATTACCTTCATCATCATTAAAATTATCTACTTGATTGTCTATATCATTTAAAGTAGCTTCTATATCAAATGAAGTATCTAATGTTGTTTGATAATCTTCAAATGCTTGCATATCTGCTTCTTCAGAACCTAATGAAGGATCACCTTCACTATTTTCATCTATTACTCCAAATGGATTTACAAAGGTACTATTATTATCTGTAGTTTCCAAATTATCCTCTAATATAGGAGCAGGAACTTGTTCTTGTATTAAAGCTAAGTCTTCAGTAGTATCAGCTAACATCTCAGGAGATACATAAGATTCTTGAGTATTAGTACCTAAAGTCTTTTTCATAGCCTCTAAATTATCAATAAATTTATTATCAATAACTGTAGAACTTAATCCATTTTCAACTATAGGAACTATATCTTGAGTAGTTATTTCAAAAGCTACTGGATATTGATTCCAAGTAAGATAATGTTCAATAACTTGATCTAAATTAAAATCTATATAATTACCTAATGCATCAAAACCTTTTATAGATTTAAGTAATCTTGAAGTAACAGTTTGAGTAATACCATATTCAGTATCCTGATTACTAGTTACTCTACTAGCAGCAGCATAATATAATCCTCCTCCTCTTTCATATAATTCAAGAACTTGTGAATTACCAGAATTATAAGCATCTTCTAAGCTCTTTAAATAAGATTCAAGATTAGTATAAACTAAGTCTACACCTTTAATCTCTACTTTAGCAGTAGTTATTTTATTAGGTTGAATAGTATATTTAGTTGTAGCACTATCATTATAAGTTACATTTTTTAGATTCTCTACTAATGTATTAACTCTAGTAAATGAAGTAATCATATCAACTACTGTAGGTACAACACCTTCTTTAAGAGAACTAACATCATCAAATGCTTCTCCTTTTAAATCACTATTTAATAAATCTAATGAAGCTGATACATCTTTAAATACCCAAGATGGAATAGTATTAATAAATGATTTATTTTTAAATTGTAAACCATCTTTAAAATATGAATAATAATATAGTTTTCTAGCAAAATCTCTAGTTCTAGTATTCATAAATAACTCTTTAAAAGCATTATTTAAGTTAGTATAGAAATCTCCTTCAGCTTTAATCCTAGTAGGGAATTCTATTTGTACTAAATTAGATCCAGATCTAGGATCTTTAAGAGTTAATAACTTAATAAGTATATTATCTCTAAATTGAGGATCTTTTTTAAGATTCCATAATTGTCTACCAATACTATTAGCTCCTGATTTATGAACCATATAACCTACATTATCTTTAGCTAATTGTAAAGCTTCATATTTTTCAGGATATACTTCTTCTAAATAAGTTTTATTAGATCTATCCATAAAGAATGGAACTAATTGTTTAGAATTAATATTTAACATAGTAGTTAAACTCTTAAATACATTTGTATTAAGTAAAAAGAACTCTTTAGAAGCATCCATAACTTTCTTATGAATAATTATATTCTGAATAGTATTAGGATCATTTAACAGCGCTATTCTAGCATCAAATGGAGTTAAATTAGGATTGTTATTATTAGGTTTAAATACAGGAAAGTTTTTATCTTTAACCCATTTACCATCTTGTTCTTTAATTACTCCAAGTGCTTCTAAAGTATTCATTAAATCTTCATAAGATTCTGTATCAGCACTAATATAATTATTTAAGAATTTAAGTTGTAGAGTTTCTAATACTCTATCTAATTTCAAGTTATCATCAAATGTAGATTTTAATCCTTTATTTAAAGATAACAAAGCAGATACTTTCTGAGTATACTGAGCTTGATTCTGTAATCCAAAGAATATTTGTAATATATCATCATTATGAATAGTATCAGTAGGATCTGTATTTTTATTAATAACTAAACTATCTATAAGAGTTTGTATAGTTACTTCTTTTCTATTTTCTTTTATATATTTATTTAATGCTGCAATATATCTAGGATCTTGTAAATCATTAGTTCCTGCTATTGCAAATACAATTTTTCTAAGATTATTTTCAGCATCTTTATAATCTTGAGCTAATTTAGCATCACCTGTAGAAAATATTTTAATAGCAGGTTGATTTAAGAATAATATAGTTTCTTCCATAGTATATCCTAAAGACAACATATAAGAAGCTACAGGTAAAGTATCTGTAGGTAAACTATTAAATAACAAGTTTAATACTTTAGCATGTTGTTCTTTAGCATTATCTGTCATAGCTGATAAAAGAGTTGATATATTATCATTCTTTCTATCAGTCTCAGAATCTATAGTATATACTCCTCCAAATCCAGTAGCTGTTCTACCTGATATAAAAGGTCTATCAACTAATTTAAATAATTCTATATTATTAGTAGATAATAAACTATGAGTAACGTTAGCTAATGCAACAGGACCAATACCCTGTTTACCTTCCATATTATTCCTATTAGCATTAAATCTAGCTAATGGAGTATTAGGAGATACTGCTTCAGCTTTACCTAATCCTAATTTATCTTCAACTATTTGTCTAACATTTTCAATAGATGTCATTGAAGCAGGAATTCTAGCAGCTCTAGTTCTAACATAATCATTAGTTAAGAACTTAATTTGAGCTTCTAACATAGCATTGTTATTTACTCCAATATTAATAGGATTCTGTTCTATGAATTCTTCTAAAGTTGAAGGTAATCCTAATGATGCAAAAGCTTTAGTTATAATATTCTTTCTAACTTGATTTACATCAATATTCATAAAATCAGATAAATTCTCTAAATCAAAATCAATTTCATCAGAATTATTCAACTCTTTAAATTTACTTTTAAGCATCTTATTATTAACAAGATTCCACTTTAGATATTCTTCATATTTACCTTCATTAGTTGTAGCACTACCATATTTAACAGTAGTACCATCTTTTAAAGTATAATAATCATACCTATGAATAAACTCAGAGTCAATATCAAAGTCAGCTCCTGATAAAAATACAATCTCTTTAGGAAATACTCCTACTGATCCATATTCTACAGGTAAAAATCCTACAACTTTAAGACTAATCATAGAGTGTTTATCTTGAGTTGGAATACGTACTCCAAACATCTTTAGAACTTCTTTAATCTTAGCATCAGAAGGATCTTTACCCATTAATTCATTAGCAAATGGAGGTAATAAGCATTCAGAATAGTAATTACCATCTTCATCTTTAACCATATGTTGTAGAGATCTCATTTTACCAGTTACTTTATCTTTAATTTTAATACCTGAATCAGATACTAAAGATACTTTTAATCCTGGAACTTTCTGAGATAATACTCCTTTACTAAAATGAGCTAAGAATAATTGTTCAGCTTTATTAACTACTGGACCTAAATTCCAGTTAAATTGTCTTTCACCATTATGATCTGGAGTAAAGAAGTTAGATAATACTTCATCAGCACCAGACTCTACAATTGTGTTATAGAATTTCTTAGTAAGCTCTTTAGAATTAAATTCTCCTGACAATGGATCTCTTATATATGCTAGAGCTTGTTTAAAGCCTTCTAAGCGATTATCTGCTAATAGCTGTCTATACATACGTCTAAGATCTCCTAATGTCTTTACATCAGAGTTATAAGAGAAATCTACAGCCATATTATCATCTTGTTCACTATGTACTAATTGTATTAACTGAGTACCTTGAGTAATCTTAGATTTACCAGATGGAGTTTCAACTTGTAGTCTTTTAAATTTATTCTCTAATTCCATAATAGATTGAGAGAAATCAAATTTACCAGATTCTACGTATTTAGCAGGAGCAATAGTAGCCATTTTACTAGCTGATAAAGGTAGAGCTTGATCTACACCTTGATCTAACATAGCATTATATTTATTAAATAAATATTCAAATCCTTCTTTAGCTTTAACAGATCTACCATCTTTCATAATAACATCTCCTGCTTGAGGATGACCTTTAGGATATACTTCACCTACTAATCTTGGAGTAAGAATTAACTCAGATAATTTAAAGTAATGATCTCCATTATAAGCAACTGTTTTAGTACTATTTAATGCAGAGTTATTATGCTCTAACTCTTCTTTCTCAGCCCATGTAATTTGTCTACCTTCAGCTATCTTATTATAAATAGCTTCTATTCTAGCAGGAAATCTACCCCATCTTTGTAGTTGTAATATTTTATGATCTAAAGTAACATAAGATTGAGCATCAGCTACTTTAATTTCACCTTTACTTAAACCTTTTCTATAAGCTTTTAACTCATCATTTATTTGAGAAGAAGTCATAATACTATCAGCTTCTAACTCTATTCTTTTATCTTCAACTAATTTATCAATATCTAAATCATCTAAATTCTTAGGATCAATAAAAGCAACTGGTTCATCATAAACTGCTACTCTAGTAAATCCTTTACCTAAATCAGGACCAGAACCAATAATACCTTTAGCACGTTTAAACCAATCTACTGTATTTTTAACTTTTTTAGCATAATTATCTAATAATAAGTTGTTTATACCTAAAGTATTTATATAAGCATTTAAATAGTAATCAGTAATTAATGCATCAGAATTAGCTACTGTTAATTTCTCTTTTTCTTTAATAAAACCTTGTCTAATTAATTCAACAGAAGGAAGCATACTACCTTGTTCATCAAATATATTATTAGCTATTAAAGCTTCTTTATAAGATTGAATATCTCTAGTTAATTTATCTTTAATAAGAGATTGAATTTCATCTTTATTACCTAATAAATTATTATATACATCTTCTTTAATTTGATCATTACCAGTAATATCATTAATAATAGTATCTAACCCATAACCAGCAAATTCCATAAGTTTAAAACCTCTTGAATCAGGTTTATCATTATAACCTACCCAAGTTTTAATACCTTCTTTTTTAAACTCATTTTTAACTTTATTAATCCTAATAGCTTCTTGAGCTAAGTAATTAAATAAGTTGTCTAGTACTTCCTGATTAATAGTTTTATAATTATTAACAGGTAAAAATACTCCATAACCAGTATTGGAAGCTTCCATCTGATTAATATTAAACATAGCAGATTCACCTAACTTAGTTAGTTTACCATTTTCATCAATAGAATTTAAACTTTTTCTATTAGACAAAAACATAAGTAAATCAGCTAACATGTATTGTTGAGCATTAAATTTACCAAAGGTTACTCCTTCTCCTTCATCAATTGTAGTAGCATCACCAGTTATATTAGTTTGACGATAACCATCTATCATAGAAGGATTAAGCATCTCCATAATAACATCTATATTCTCACTAGCTAATAGATGATTTAATGTTACATTATCAAGAGGATCAATAAAATCATCTTTCTTAGATTTATCATCAGCTAATAATTGAGTTCTTCTAGCTTTATCTGATAACCATCTTAATTTAACTAAACCAAATGAAGGTCTAATAATAGAATATACATTTTTACCATCAGCATTTTGAAAACTAGATTCACCTACTGTAGGATCAAAGATTGCATTTTGTTCAGCAATATCTTTTAACCTAGTAACAGCTCCTCTCTCTTTACCTTTATCATCTTTTGTAGATAAGAAAGGATTATATCCTGATTTAAATTCTGAGATTATAAAAGGAATATTACCTCCATCATATAAACCTTCAGTTCCTTTAAATGAATTTAAGAAATCTTTACCTTCTTGATCTAAAGTAGTATAATCTGATTTCTTTAATAATGAATAAGCTAAATAAGCATCAGATAATTTTATTGAAGCAATTCTAAAAGCAGCTTTAATAGCTTTAGCTTCTTGTTTAGCTTCAGCTAATGAAGTAACTGTTATATTCTCACTTCTATTAATAAAATCTAGATTAGATTCTAGGCTCTTTTTAAGCCCTGTGTTGAATCCAATTTCTTCATGAGTAATACTATAGTTCTGTAACCATTCATTGAACTGTAGGTCTTTAGATGAAGCGTTATTAGATTCTACTAACCTAGATTGACTTTCTGAATGCAAAATAGTATACCAACCAACTCTTTCATTATTAAAAGCTGTAATAAACTTTCTAAAGATATCTTGGCCTTTAGTTATATTTTGTATATCTAAACTACCTTCTCTAGTTAATCCTGTATCAGATAATAATTGATTAAATACTGCATTAATATCTTCATCAAATTCAGCTAAAGCTTTAAATCTAGGTAATACCTGATCTTCTTCAACTCCACTTAATGCTCTAACTAATCCTCTATAAACTTTCTTAAAGTCTACACCTTCTTCTACTTCTTGACCATATTCATCAGTAGTTTTAATAGTTACTAACGAAATATAAGTTCTTAATACTGCACTAAATGAAGTTTCACCTCCTATAGTCCAGTTGTCTCTTTCAAATTGTTCACCTAAATCATCTATTTCCTCTTGAGCTTCTTCAATATCTCTTGATTCATCTAGATCAAATATCTTAGATTTGTTAAGAATATCTTTTTTAAGAGCAGTAATATTATTTGGTAATACAAATACATTTCTCTTTTGCTCTAAATTCTTAGTCATAGTTTCTAAGAAAGCATCATCATTAATTAAACCTGTAGATTCTAAATATTCTTCATAATAAGGATTATCATCTATACTATAGAATTTAGCTTTATCTGCAATTAATTTATCTAATAATGCATCTTTAGATTTATCATCTAATTTAGTAGTTCTATCTTTCTGTATATCTAATTGTCCTTGTAAAAACTTATTAGTTAAACTAGCTACAATACCTTGACCCTCTAATTGAGTAGTGGTAATAGTATTACCTGCTTCATCAGTACCTTTATTATAGATACTAAATACTCTATCTTGATTAGCGTATCTACTATATTTATTAGATTGTTGATTAGCATTTTTGAATTTACCTCTATTTATATTATAAAATAAAGATTGTAATTCATCCATATTACCTAAAACATAGTTTATCCAGTTCCTAATCTTATTAAAGATAGAATTTAATCCACTAGTATTATTACTTAAACCATAAACTTTAAAATCATCAGCCATCTTTTCCTCTAACCACAAAGATTCTAATTGAGAATCAGTATAGTTGAAGAAAACACTAGATGAATTTCTTAGTTTCTCTATATCATTATTAGAAGGTTTACCATATTTTTTAGTTGCTAAGTTATTAGCTACAGCTATTTGTTTGTCTGTTAATAAGCTTCTATATACTGCGTGAAAAGCTTCATGATATTGAGTACCTACTTCTGCATTAGAATTAAGATAAATAATATTATCTGCAAATGCTCCAAATGTAGTACCATTATTTTTTATATTACCTAATAAAGTATTAACATCAGCTACACCAATAGAAGAAGGTAAATTAGCTTCTATCCATGAAACTGCTTCAGGATAATCCATAATTTCTTCTGATTCTCCAATACTAAATATAGGATCAGAACTAGCTCTATAACTATTAATAATAGCTCTAACTTTAGTTTCTACACCTTTTTTCTTAAGTTTAGATAAATCTTCAAATCCTATTAATAATGGGGCTGATTCTTTTAATATCATACTTTTAACACCATCATTAAAATCATTAAATGAAGCATCAAAGATAGATAAATCAAAATCTACTGGTTTATTATCAGGAACTACTTCATCTACTACATCTGCAGGTAAATCTAAAGTAGGATCAGTATCACTATCATCAAAAGGTTGAGCAAAAGGATTATCTTGATCTTCTGTTTCTATAGGTACTTCAGCTGTTTGTTCTACTATAGGAGCTTGAATTAAATAATCATTAAGTTTATTATCATCAAATTTAATAGTAATTTGTTTATATAATAAAGGATTAGTTACAATATCTGGAGTTAAGTTAAGACTTAGTTTATTAATAGTCTCTCTAGCAGGAGCTAAATTGGGTAATGTAACCCTTAATTTAGTTTTATCTAATCCTAAAGCAGCTAATAAATCATCTATAGTAGCATATTTACTAGGATCTAATTCAACTCTTTTACCTTTTTGTCCTTTAATCTTTAAGTTTATTGTATATTTCTTATTAGTAGCATTAGGAGTAGTAAACTGTAATTCAGCAAATTCTACAGATACAAATACATTATCATTAAGATATCTATTAATATTACCTACATGTTGCTTAACAGCTTCTGCATCTAAAGTAGTATTCTTTAAGAAAGCTACTTCTCCCATTAACTTAGTATATAACTGTCTTTGAGCTACTTCACTAAGTACTTGATTTTGAGCACCTACCCAATAGTATTTACCATTAGTTGCTTGAACTAATACTACATATCTTTCTACTAATCCATCAGGAATAGGAGGAACATTAGGTTGTTCTCTCATATTAACTGTACCATCAGTAATCTCTATATTAGCATTATTAGATCTATCTATAATATAGTATTTACCTCCATTAGCAGTTAATTTAGCTGCAGGAATATCTTTAATTAAAGTTCTAGGGGTAGCATTATCTACTGTAAATTTACCATCCCATTGTAGATTAAAACCTAATTGATTTAATAAAGCAGGAGATATACTTCCATCTTGTTTTAAGATAGCTTTAATTTTATTATTTCTAGCTACAGTTTCTTGATATTGTCTTGGATTTATATTTAAATCTACTAGATTAATATTACTTAGTCCATCTAATTGATTTAAGTTACCAATCTTTTTACCATTATATACTACATGAACAAATATCTCAGGAACTATAACTTTACTTGTAGTATTAAATGTCTGTAATACTTGACCTACAGTATATCCTAAATCAGCAGGATTTGTATATTCTAAGCTAACATTAGATAGTATCTCACCTATCGGAGTATTTTGAAATAATAGATTAATTTCTTCATCAGTATAAAAATCTGGAAGGTTATTCATAACAGTAGTTCTTTGAATTCTATCAAAATAACTAATACCAGATACTAACTTCTGATTATCATTCTTTTTAGCATCAGCTTCTTCTTGAGCTAATCTAGCTTGTTCATCAGCAGTTGCTTTAATATTATTTCTAATCTCCAATAATTTATTAGATATAGATGTATGTAAACTTTTAATTTTACCTGCATCAATACCTCTACTTTGAAATCCAGCCATAGTAGCTTCAAGATCTTTCTTAATTGCAGTTAATGCAGGTTCAGATACATCATAGTCTAAGTTACTTACAGCTTTAGCTCTAGATAGGTTTTCTTCATAATATTTATCAAAGTCTTCTTGAGAATTGATTTTAAAATCTTGCATCTCAAATAATTGATCTTCAATAGCTGTTATTTGATCACTAATACTATTAATAGTTTCAGGATCTAATTCAGCATTATTATCTAACTCACCTTGTAATCTATCTCTTTCTTCAATTAAAGATTGTTCTTGATTAATAGGAGCTAACTCTTGATCTTCTATAGTATTCTCATTCTCAGTAACTTGAGCTTCTTCAACTGCTTCAACAGGAGTACTTACTACTGGTTCAGCTTCAGCTTCAGCTTCTGTAACTTGATCTTGATTTAATTTATCTCTTAATTGACTCTGAAAACTATCAGAAGTCATCTCATTATATTTAGTAACTAATTCTTGAATAGAAGCAGTAGCTTCTTGCTTCTGACCTTCATATTCAGCTTTATCTAACTGTTCTCTAACTAACTTAGCTCTAACCTCTTTAGGAGATTCTAAGTTCTCTGGAGCTTGCAATTGACTTTCATATTCAGCTATCTTAGTTGTAGAATTAGCAATAAGATTATCAATTGATTTTATATCTTCATTAATAGCAAATCTTTTAAATTTATTATCAACTATATCAGCTTCATTAAGATAATTATCTTCATAAGCTTGTATTTTACCATCTTCTCTAGGAGTAAAGTTCTCAGCAACATAATCATCTAAGAATTTAATATTTAAAGTATTATTCTTAACTATTTTAGCTGTTTGTTCAGTAACTTCTTGTAGATTCTCTACATCAGGATTAGTTTTAGCTTCTTCTAATCTAGATAATAAATCACTATTTCTTTGACTTAGCCTAAAACTATCATTTATAATACTCAAAGCTTGATTCTTTAAACCTTTAGCTTTATCCTGATCTTGTTGTTTATCTAAATTATCAAATACCCCTGTATTAGATTTAAGTAAGTTATCTAATTGATCTATTCTTTTAAGATAAAAATCTTTCTGAGTATCAGAGATCATTTTACCTGTATGCATAGTTTTAACAATAGCTTCTATATCTCCTCTTTGTCCATCAGCAATCATAGGAATAATAGAATTATCAGAAGTATTTTTACTTTTAAATGCTTTTTCACTAGCATATTTAAAAGCACCACCTCCTGCACCTAATAATGCACCAAAGAAAGCAGACTCTAAAGCTTCTTTACCAGTTTCTTTAGAGAATAATTTACTACCAAAAGCTCCTTCACCTTTTTTAGCATCAGGTGCTACTAGAACATCATAAAGATTTTCAACACCTTTTTGAGAGAAAGTTTGAAGTAATTCCTCAGTACCTTCCTCTAAGGCTTCACCTAATACAGGCATTTCAAATACTCTATTTAAGAATGATCCTGCATCTCCAGTTAAACCTTTTCTAATATCATTAAATACTCTATTAATAGAACTTTCTGTAACATCTTCACCTAACTCTCTAAGAATAACCCTAGGAATAGCTGTATTACCTCCTCCAGACAACCAATTAAATAATCTGTTGGTACCAATAGCTGATTCAATTAAACCATTTACAGCGCCTGTAAGAGCTCCTACTGAAGCTGCTTTAGTTTCACTTAATCCTGCATCTAAAGCTGATTTATAAGCTTCATTAAAGTTTAATACTGATCCTGCTCCAAAGTTAACTAGACTTTGAAATTTAGCTGTATTAGAAGCTGCTGGAGCAATTAAACTACCTAGTCCTCCAGTTATCTGTCCTAGTATAGCCATCTGAGCTATAGAAGAAGCTCCTTGACCTACACCAGCACCTAACCATTCAGTAGCTCCACCAACACCTGCTTGTGTTTGATTAATTTCTAAATCAGTAGCAAAGTCTTTACCAAATGCAGTAGATTTTTTAGCATACTCATTAATTAAATCACCTGATCCAGGTAAAGCAGCTATTAAATTAGCACCTGCTCTATTAACATTGACTAAGTTTTCAGCTAATCCTGAGTAAGTATTTGATAATCCTGCTCCAACTTCTCTTAGAAATCCTTGATTAAATGGAGTTGTACCATAAGTATTTAATACAGTTTTACCTGTTTTCTTAAATTTATTATAATCCTTAACTGATCTCTTAGCAAGAATATCATTTCCCTCTTCATCTTTATCTAAGTAAAAGAAGTATTTAGATGAAGGACTTAGATTTAAAGAGAATTTCTTATTACCTATTTTATCTTGTTCTATACCTAAACCATATTTAACTTGATCTAAGAAATCATCTTCTTCCATTAAAGGTAGATTCTGATCTAATGTTTCTTTGTTACCAAAGTCATCATTTCTCACAATCCCAGATTTAATAGCTCTATCTAATGACTTATTAGCATTAAATGCAGTTACTACTTCATCTTTAATTTGTTCTACAGGTTTAGCTACTCCAGGAGTAAATACTTTCTCTGCAGGCTTCTCTTTAGCATTAAATGGATCAATAATAGCATTAGCTGTAGTTTTAGCTACATTAAATATATCAGTCCAAAACTCTGATGCTCTAGCTGCTGCTGTAATTTTATCTTCTGTAAATCCAGATTCTTTTAAATCATTATCTTTTTGTCTTTTAGCTTTAGTAATTTCTTGGGCATAAGCATTCTCACGCTCAGTAGATTCTACAGCATTATAATTACTAGAATTCCTAGCAGCTTCTGATGAAGCAATACTAGGAGTTCCTGCACTTAATCTTTGTAATAAACTTTTTGTTGGATCTTTTTCTTCTGGCATCTTATTCTTCTTCTTGAACTATTGATTTAGACTTACTTTGATCTTTAAAATAAGGTAATATTTCATTATCATATGTAGATTTTCTACTATCATATGATCCTATAACTTGTAGTAATTGTTTTTGTTCATCAGTAGCTCTACCTGCATTAAAATCAGCTTCTGCTTTTTGTAATGCTTTAATATCTTCTGGTGAAGAACTTATATTCTTCTGTATATAATTATAATCTAATCTAGCTTTACCTTTAGAATCAAATGAAGATCCATGTTGTACTCTACCCATACCTTCGTAGTAAGCATTAGAATAACCCATTTCTCTCATAGCATCTTTAGGAGCTGCTGCTTTATAGAAAGTTTTTAATGAACCTTCTTTATCATCTGTTTTATCTAAGTAGTTATACTCAGCCATAGTCCTTTGTTGAACTTCATAAGGTTTACCATCTTTATAAGCATATGATTTACCATTAATAGTTTCAATTCTAGGTTTAGATGTATTAGTAGGAGTAGCTAATAGCTTACCTGTTTTAGCATCTACCCAAGCATTAACATAACCTTTAAGAGTACCTGATTTAACATCAACACTCTTAGAAGTAGGATCTAATTTACCATCTGAGATATCATAGATTTTACCTGATACTTTCTGATTCTTAATTTCTAAGTTAGCAGTACCATATTGTGAAGCACCTGATCCAAATACATAAACATTTTTCTCACCTTTAGCATCTAAAGGAACTTCAGCTATTGATCCTACTCTACCAGTAAATTCATTAAATGAAGGAGCTTTAATTATATCTTCTTCTTTAGCACCTTTACCAGTAGCTTTTAATCTAGCAGTTTCAGCTTTAAATCTATCAATATCTAATTTAGCTCTATCTTGAGATTTTCTATAAGCAAATTCTTCTTGATTTTGATATAGATTAAGTAATCCAGTATTAACCTTAGATACTTTACCATATTGATTTACTAAACCTTTAATATTATTTTCTACAGCTTGCTTAGCTCTTTCAGGAGATAGTCCTTGTTGAATATAAGCTTCTGTTAATCTTTGTTTACCTTCAGTATCACTTTGTATAGTTTTCTTCCAGTTACCTAAGTTTCTAGAATTAGTAGTATTAGTACCTATATCTTCCATAGATTCATGAGCTATAGCACCTGCTTTAGTCCAATCTTCTAAAGTATTAACTGCTTGTACTCCAGGAACATTAGCTGTTATATTTCCATTAGCATCTACTCCTGTAAACTTAGGTTGTAGAAATAACTTACCTTCAGCTTGCATTTTAGCAGCAATTTGTTGGTTTTGTTTATATAACTCATTACCTTGTTTAATAGTTTGTAATCTAGGATCATTAGCATATTGCATATTTAATTTCCTAGAAGCTCTAATAAATTCAGGATTAGAAGTATTACCTCCATATTGATCTAATAACTTAGATGCCTGAGATTTAAAATCATTAGCAAACTTATCTCTAAACTGAGAATAACCTGGAGCTAAAGCTTCCATTGAAGATAATCCTGATTGTACTTGTGTATTTTGTAAATCAGCAGCATCTCCTCTAGCCTGTATTGCTTGACCTGCTCTAAGCATTTCCTCAAAAGGAAGTCCAACATACTGCTCTTGTGTTTGCTGTATTGGGTTACTATATTTATTGATAGCCATTTTATCTTTGTCCTCCAAATGTTTCTTGATAGAACCTTAAATTAGGGAACATCTCAAATAATAATTTATTTTTTAAAGCATCATTAGCTTTTTGTTGACCTATTGTATTTTGAGCTTGATAAGTCTGTTGTAACTGACCTAATCCTGTAGTTAATAAATTACTTTTAGCTGCTCTATTCTGAGCATTTAATTGATCTACTCCAAAATTATATCCTTGTAATCTTTGACTTTCTCCAACTGCTTGTTGTCCTAAACCTCCATAAATACTAGCTCTTTGACTTCTAACTTGATTATTAGCTTCATCACCTTGTAATCTAATACCTGCTATTTGTCTATTTAAGTTAGATGTTGATTGTAGTTTATTAGCTCTAGCAATTGCTCCTGAATTAGTATTTCTATCAATTGAAGAATTACCTACTCTATTATTTAATCTAGCCTCATTAACTATTGAATTAACATCAATATTCTGAGGTAGGTTACTTGTTATTTGATTTAAGTAAGGATTAGTTACTCTTTGCCCATAAGACTGCTGCTCTACCTTACCAAATAGTCCTTGTGATATATTAGCTAATGGAGCACCATAAGTGCCTAAGAAGCTTCCTAAACCACCTGCAATTGAACCTAATCCATTACCTGCTATTGGAGCTTGAGGAAGACCTGCTTTACCATATTGTAAACCAATATTAGTAGGTAATCCTGCTACTGAAGGTGTACTAGCAATCTCTGGTAATACATAAGAACCTAAAGCCATTTTCTTAGCTCTTTCTACATTATCTTTAGCATTTTTAATATTCTGTAAGATAGTATTCTGAGCTAATTTATCATTATTATCTACTGCTTTTTTATACATTGGTGCTTTAGCTGCTGTTATTACAAAAGTTCCCGGAGTTGCAGATACAAAGTTATTCTCAGTATCTTCTCCTTTAGAATGAGATTCATATAAACCTCCTGTCTCTGGATTAATCTTAGAATAATCTCTAAGTATTTTACCTGATTTAGGGTCTATTTGTAATTCACCTTTCTCTATATTAATAACATTATTTGTTATTTCTCCACCTTTAGCAAATACTCTAGATCCATAAGGATTTTCATTATAAGTATCTAATTGACTTTGATTAGTTGCTATATAGTTTTGATTATCTATTAATTTTTGTTGAGCTAATTGAGCTTCTTCAGCTTTCTTCTTTTTACTTCTTCCAAATAAGCCTCCTATACCTCCTATAACACCTCCTGCTACAGCACCTATTGCAGTACCAACTCCTGGTACAACTGATCCTAGAGAGGCTCCTAAGCCTATTCCTGAACCTGCTCCACTTAAGAATCCTCCTGCTCCAGTATCTCCAGCAATGCCTCCTAACAAAGAAGCACCAATGCCATAAGCATTAGCACTCTTTTGAGTTACTGTAGATCCTAATAAATATTTTTTATTATATTTTGTTTGTTTCATTATCTTTCTGAGGTTCTGTAACTCGAAGTTACAAAGTTAATAATAATTTTTGTTAAATCCAAGTTTTTGGCTGTAAATCGTACTGCTAAATATCTTCCTCTTAATCTTCCTCTTTGATACCAAGGTTTATTTACATTAATAGCAGCAGGATTGATACTCTTATCTATTGGATATTCAGATTTAATAATATTCCAATCATTAGTAAATAACTTACTATTATTAACTGTTGACATATCTAAGAATTTATTAAAATTCCAATCATGTTCTTTCTTAGTAATAATAGTATTTAGATTTAGTGTATTACTTATTTGATGATCATTATATAATAAAGCTTGTTCAAAGAATTTATTATCTCTTTGATCATCAGTCGAAGAAACTAAATTAGTTGTAATAGAGTCTGTAACTTTCTCAGAAGCAGGATATTCATTAAATACTGTTTCCATAATAAAGTCTAAGTAAGTATTACCTTCTGATATGCCTAAATTAGAATTATCAAATCTAATAAAGTTAGTAGGATGAGCTAAATAACCTTTAGGAATATAATTATGATAACTAATCCATTTCTTATTTAATAAATCATAGGATACAGTAATTGATTTATCTTCAAATACATCTCTATTTTTATAATCTAATTTAACTCCATTTCTATATACAAATCCATTATTATAAGTTAAAGCTCCAGATAAATCTAATAGCTTATAATCTTTCTTAGTAATAATAACTCTATCTCTTAGAGGATCAAATACACTAGTTATACCTACTGATATAGGATTATCAAATCCAGTATCTAATCCTGGAAGTTGTTTAAATAAGAATAAATTAAAATCTTCATTTAATCCTAATATATTTAAATCTTTAAGACTATCATCAAATAAGATAACTTTATTCTTATATCTATCTACAAATACATAACCATAAGGAGTTTCAGATATACTAAACTTAGAACTAGTTCCTCCAAATCCTCCTTTAATAGAGATAGGTTCAGTAGGTTCTAATCCAAAGAATTCTCCAGTACCTACAGCAATATTATCTCCAGATTCTGTTTGAATAGTTTGATTACTAGCATATATATTAAATAAACTATCTCTAGTAGTAGCATATAAGTTCTGTTGCCTAGTAAATAATCCTGTAATTGGACCTTTATCACTAGGTATATCTCTATAGTTATTAACTTTTAATTCTTTATAAGCCTCAATCTTAGATTCAGGATTTTGTTTCTCAGAATAAACTAATCTATTAGCATATCTTATATCATCTGTATTAGAGATAAAGTCAGTTTGACTCTTAGTATTAGCATAATATAATTGTATATTCTGTATATTATAAGCATCTTGTATATTGTAGTATTCTTTAGATATAGCTGATTGACCATATTCTATTAGATTATTAATATCATAGAATCTCTTAGGAGCAAATCTTTGATCATTAGTATTATCACTAAAGTCTCCAACATTTCTCATTCTAATATTTAACTGAGATTCTGCTACAAATGAAGCAATTGTTTGTACAAATATTTCATTAACTGGAACTGTTTGATTATCAGTAGTTATAGCATCTGTTTGAGGAGATACTACATTTCTAAAAGTAGATTTAAAACTAAAAGTATCTATAAATGTATCTCCATTAGTTACAGTAACTCCTGTAATAGAATCATTATTTACTAAAGCGTAATTCTTAGTATCAATATAAGTTAAATCTAATATACCACTATATAATGAATCTGAAGAAGATAATAACTCCACATAATAAGCTGTATCATAATACACATTATTTACATAATTAGGAGAAGCTGTACCAATAGTAGCTACAGTAGCTTGATTTAATAGGTTAGGTAATAAGCTTTCTCTAGCTGTTCCAGGATATTGTAATTCAGGATAAGTAGTTGTAGCATTTTGTCCAGTAGCAAAGTATTTTAAATCTTCTGATAAAGCAATAACTACAGTATCCTGACCTCCATTAAAATCTAAATTTAGTCCTTCAGTAGTTCCTGCAAAGTTTTGATCTACATAAATAGATTTTTCTACATTTCTAAATAAATCTTGATCTCCTTTCCAGTAAGATCTTTGATTATAGAAAGCCATTCCAGTATATAATCTTTGTTCTAAGTCATAAACATTTTTAGCTTGCTGATTATACATACTTAAAAAGTATACATCTCCTGGAGCTACTCTACCTACATAATTTACATAAGCTTTATCTACTCCTACAACTCTAATCTTAGTACTAGCTAAGTTTAAATCTTTAAATCTAAACTGAGTATCTGGAGATTTAAATTCATAATATCTCTGGTTATCAGTAGAATCTTCATAACTTAGATGAACTGGTTGTCTCTTAGGACTACCTGTATTATTTCTTAAAGGATACATTAATCCTTTAGCTTTTATACTCTTATTTTCATCTTCTCTAGGAGTATAATATATTTTAACTTTTTTAATTTGAGTTCTATATTCTTCTGGTATTACTATATTAGTTACTAATAATCCTAAGTTTCTTCTATAGAGCTTATAATTAACACTTGTATTAGCAGTATTAGGATTACCTGTAATCTCTGTTCTGTAAGTAGGTTCTAGTACATCTGAAGGCATCTTATGATGTCTTATATAAGCTCTTCCAGTTTCATCTAATTCACCAGTTGTAGGATAATTATAATCATCAGGATAAGTTTCTGTAGATCTCCAATAAGCTAATGTATTAGGAGATTGTACTGCTGTATTAAATCTCTTCCATCTAGCTTCTCCAGTACCTTGCTCATTAGTATCCCAATCAACGATAGCACTAGGAAAGTATCCTAATTCTCCAATACCAGTTGTAGGAACTATATTAGGTAATCTTCCAGGAATATGAAATACACTAGTCTCTGTACCATCAGCTAATTCAAATCCTACTCCAAGAGAATATACTTCATCTCTCATAAATGATTTAGATTGATGTAAGTTACTTCCTAGAGCAGATAAATATCCTGGAGATGTAGTCATTCTCTGATAGTTATTATCCATAACATTATAAGATATATTATCTTTTGTAGGATAATTAACTAGCTGATCATTAAAGATTAAATCTTCAGTTATATTATAAGTAACATTAATATTATTAGCAATAGCTTGATAATTTATATTAGCTTCTCTAAGTTTAGTATTACCTCTAATAAGTCTATTTTCTTTTTGAGCTATAACTTCTGAAGCATAATACTTTATATTAGATATAACTACATCAGTAATATCTATTGTAGGATCAACTTCACCTTCTCCTCCAGTGTATTTATAATTAATAGTAGTTCTGTTATTAATATTAATATTCTTAATAACTTTAGTTACATAAGCTGTACCAGTATATTGTACTACAATTATATTAATATATTCAAAAGTAGTATCTATATTAGTAATATTAATACTTAAAGTCTTACTAGTTGGAGTACCTATAATAGATCCTATAACATTACCAAATTTAACATTAACATCAGTACCAATAGCTGTAGCTCCAGGAATTACTAAGTAATCTGGTTGAGATATAGATATAGGTTTACTAATACCAAATATACTACTCATATTATCTCTTGTAAGACCATATGAGAGAGCTATAAAATATTGTCCTGCTGGTATATTACCTCCATCATTATCGTTGACTACAACGTCTAATATTGACTTAGAATAAGAAGTCTGTAGAGATAATAGATTTACATCTGTTGGTTGATCTCCTATTAATAAATCTACATCAATAGCTCTATCATCATTTAATCCATCAACAAAATAAACTATTCTATGGTTTCTGTAATCAGTTCTATAAGTAGTACTAATCTCATTACTATCTCTAAAGTTTAAATTAGCATTATTAAATACTAATCTAAAACCTGTAGGATCTAATAGGTAAATATGATTAATGGCTCCTGTAATAGTATTATCTACTTCTTTAATAAATAATACATATTCTTCTTTACCTAACCATTGATATCCTAATATATTATATTCAAATCCAGGATTAAATGTTAGAAAAGTTTTAAAGTCTTTTTCATTAGATCTAGAACCTACATCTAAAGTTTTATCAGTTACTACAGTATTTAAGGCATAAGAATAACTATTCTTAGGTTGATTTATTTTGTTATCAACTCTAATTAGCCCTTGTTCAAATGTATTTGTACTTTTATTTTGAGGCATTATTATGCTTTATTTAAACTATTGAAGAAATCATTATATAAATTAGGTCTAAGTCTAAGAGATAAATAAGATCTTTTAATATTTTCTAAGGTTATTAAATCAGGCATCATAGCTTCAGCACCTGCTTGTCCACAATACCACTGCCATTTATTATAAGCATCTTCGTAGAAACTAGAATTAATTTCTCCCATCCTAGCTTTGCTATATGTATATTTATAATTACAATACCAATATAAAGCTTCTCTGAATGATACATTATCTGGTATTAAAGGATATCCTTCATCATCAGTTTTCATAGCAACATAAACTATATTTATATTTCCATCTCTAAAAGATGTATTAAAGTAACCATTTTTAATAGTAAATGAATCAGATTCTCTAATTATATTAGTACCATCTAAGAGTAATACATTAGCTATCTTACTAGCATTATATGAATAAGGAGTATAATATTCTCCTCTATTAGTATTTTTATGTTGTGTACCAAATACATTAGTTGAATATCTTAATCCAGTTCCTTTATATTCTAAAAATTCTAATGAAATATAATCACAAGGTAATTCTCCTTTATGATTACAAACATTAATACAAGCTTCTTTATGCTCATATTGAGGAAATACATGAATAAAATCTAAAGCTTCTGAAGCCCATTCAATTATATCAGTAAAAGATTCTTCTTCAGTTAGTTGTAGATCTCTATATAACTTAGCTATAATAGCTTTAATACTTACTGTTTTGTCTGTTAACATTTATTCAAAGTATTTATTAACTTGTAATATACCATCCTCTTTAATAAGTTTGGCTAAATTTCTTTTGTTCTCTCTTGTAGGAATAAATGAATAAGGAGACTTATTCTTTATAATAGTTTCTCTATTTTTATTCCAATAGAATCTTACATAATAATTACCTGAATGTTCATTAATATGTTTATTCTTATATAGACCTTCAGATTCATTATATAAACCAAAGTCAGGTTTAAGATTCTTTAGATCTACTTTTCTTTTTTTAATTCTTATAGTACCTAAACGGTAAGGCATTTTAAAAAAATAACCTTCTAGTATTTCAGTAGAAAGTTCTTTATTAAATTCTTCACAAATAGATCTAAATGTTTTATAATCTAGATGATACTTAGAAGTTTCAGGAATATCTTTTATATAATATTGATATATATGTTTTAGTGTTAATACATTTTGGATAATATTCTTACCTCTTAATTCTGACATAATTATGATTGTGTATCTGCGTTATTTGAAGTATCTTCTTGTAGTTGTAAAAACTCACCTAATTCTTGTTTCTTAATTAATTGATTGATAGTATCTATCATTCTACCAGATATAGGATATTGATCTACATCAGGATTATAACAAGTAGTACCATCTGCATTTTTAAATTTAGATACATCTCTAGGATTTAAGAATACACCTTCTATATTAATATATTCTAATAAACTATTAGGACAATTAGTAATATAAATATATCCTTCACTATAATAAGCTAAAGGGCTCTTGGAAGCATATTTATTATATTGATTATATCTTACATGAGCTTTAGTCTTAAAAGAGATAAAAGATTGTTTATCTAACCCTCCAACATAAGTAATAGCATCTTTTTGATCTAATTCAATAGGCTGAGGTATCTTATTAGTAGTTCTAATGATATATCTACCTGTTAAGTTACTACCTTCACCTTTATCTACAATAGTTACTGGTACTTGACCTAAATCCTGTTTAATATTAGAACTTATAGATCTACCTTTCTGTAATTGTTGTACTATAAGTTTTTCTCTTAGATAATTACAAATAAATTCAAGCTGTCTATCCGATATTTGTAAATCATCAGGTCTTGCTTGTTTTATTTGATTTCGTAAGTTATATATTATCTCGTTTATTGTCATTAAATATAAATAAATGGAGTATTATTTTTTAATAATCCTGTTAGACGTTTACCTAAGTAGTTTTCATTCTTATTTATAGAATTTCCAGCTTCAATTACACCTTTATAGTAAATTCCGGTTTCTAAATTTATTATCCATTTTTTACTATTTTCTCTACATTTTTCTAAAGTTTCTTCAGAATGTTTTTTACCTTTCATATTTTGATTACCTAAGGCTAAACTTCTTAATTTTTCTTTTAGCTCTTCTGAAACTTTTCTATTTTTAGATTTTCTTATTTCACTTCCTCTTTTTATAGCTTCAGTACTTAGTTTAGTAACTCCATCTCCACCATCTGTTAGGTTTACTAAAGTTCCTAATCCAAGATCTCTTCTTCCATATAATTTTATATAATATATTTCTCTTAATTTAGCTTCATAATCTTCTAAATTATCTTCTATTATTTCAGATATATAATTAGTTTTTGAAGTTATATTTTTCCAAAATGGATTTCTTTCTTTAGAATTTTTTCTATATTTATGTTTTTGTGTACTAACTCCAATATAAAAAACTTCATTAGTATCCAACCTAGTATGTTTATAAATGTATGCCATATTTCTATTTATACAAATATACTAAATAGTTTTTAAAATAACAAATTTCTATAGCTTAAATAAATCTTTCTTAATACCTAATGTTGGAGTAAACTTTTTATTATTTATATTATAGAATAGATTACTCTCTATACTGTATGATTTAAAGTTAGCTTCTAAAGTTACCGCTGGAGTAACACTCTTAGATTGAAAGTTATATTGTGCTTTTACTTGACCTCTTAACCCAAAGTTAGGGTCTGGTATCTTTAATGAATACCTCTCTACACCATTAATAGTAACTCTATTATCTGGTGAATACAAATCTATAACATCAGTTCTATTAAGACCTAAGAATCCTGATTTTCTAGTATATCTAGTATCTCTTAAGTCGATATTATATTGTAGGCCAAATGTAGTATCGACTGGATTAAAATTTATATTAGCCCATTTATCTACATACCTAATTATACTCTTAGGATTAGAAGGTTCATCAGCTTTACCTTTAAGATCTTTAGCTATTAGCATAGCATTAATCTTATTAAGTTCAGTAATCTGTTCTCTAGATATCTTTAAAGCTTTAGTAATAGTATCTACTAATCCTGAGTTTCTATCTAAATCTTTCTTTTGTTCTTTAGTTATCTTAGTATCTTGAATAACTAAATGTTCAGATTTATTATCATCTAAATATCTCTCTATAATCTTAGTAGCTGTAGTAGCTCTTTGTTGAGATGTTATATGCTCTTTCTCTAATTGTAGTTTCTTACTATAAAGATTAAAACAAGTTATTAGTAATACACCTGCAACAATAGGTGATACATAAGGATTAACCTTCTTTAGAAAAGCTAATATATTAAATACTGTATTCATTTATTTAGTTTTTTGAATTATATCTTTAGCAAGCGGAGCTGCTTTTTTTCTTAGTAAACTATCCCTTTTATATAAAGCACTATCTTTAAGTGCATTTGATTCTTCTAATCCTTTAATCTTTACTAATACATCAAAGTATTTACCGCTTATACTATCTTTTTGTTGATTAACACGGTCTATTCTTTGTTGGTTAGAGCTGCTATTATCGCCATCTTTATTAATGAAATATACATTACTTAACAAAAGACATGCTATTATAACCTGATAAGGAAAATTCTTTATATCTTTCAGAGAGAAAGTAGGTATATTTAGTGGCATTTATCATTTTAAATTTATTATCCATAATTAATCAAGTGTGAGAGCTGTATAGAACTTCTTAGCATATCCTGCAATTAATTCTGCTTTATCTAATCCATTTATAATCTTTCTAGCATTAACCCAATCAGTAGCAGTATCATTAAAGTAATTCTTTAGAGATTTACCTGTAAACAATCCTTTAGTCATACCTGCTATCATAATATCAGAAGCTACTGATTTATCTAAAGCTAACTCAGGTTTATTAAGTAAATCTATTCCTAGTATCTTACCTAATGATTGATAATTCTCATACCAAGTGAGTTGCACATAACCTCTACCAAAATAGATCTTATCTGGGACAGTATAAGGCTGTCTGCTCATCTTAAGCTTCTTACCATAGTCATAACCCTTACCTTTACCATATTCTTCAATAGGTCTCATTGTTTTAGCTGTCTCATGAAAGGCAGTAGCTAGAATATAAGCTACATACCTTAAATCACAAATATTATTTTTAGTACAGCTATCAAGTATATGATTAATACCATCTACTTGATCTTGTGTAAACTTAGTAAAAAGACTAGCTTTTATACTAGTAAAAAATTTATCTTTATTCATATATTATAATTTATGATACTAATGTTAAACATGAATATAAAGCTCCTTGACCAACAGCTTCTGGTAAAGCATTAATTGTTAAAGTATTACCAGTTACTGCATTTACTCTTGTAAAAAATACTCTTTTGCTTACTAATTGTATAGCTAACCTAGCTCCTATAAATGCACCCGAAGCATCAGATATTGTTACAGAAGTACTTCCAGAAGCAGATGCTACATTGGTAGTACCTGTTACTGATTTATCTACATATAATTTTCTACCAGTAGAACTATTAACACTAATATCTTCAAATACAGATCCTGCTGGTATAATAACATCATCACCGTATAAAGATACATTTAATGCAATATGTTTAATACTAGGAAATATAAACCCTTGATTAAAAGTTTGAGTAAACATAACAGCATCAAGAGTGCCATTTAAATTTCTAAACTTTAAATATGCACCACTAGATGGCCTTAAATTAACAATAGAAGTTAATGGTAAAGATAGAAATTGATCATGTTTAATTGTTAAATTATGTACTCTACCTCTATGATTTTCTTCAAAAAATGGGTAATAAACAAGTTGAGTATTTTCTAAATGCATACCATCAACTGTACAAAATTCATTAATATTTACTACAGCAGAATTGATAAACTTATTATTTATAAGAGATGCATTAGCAAATCCTTTATTAGATTTATCATTTATCCAAGTATTATCAGTTATAATATTTCTACCAGTATTGCTTAGTAAAACAAATTCAGATGCTACTGTTAGATCTGGAGAAGTATGTGTATTATTTGTGCTTATAAAAGTATTAGGTTTTATATATTGAGCAGCGTATAATGTACACCCAATAGTCTCGCTATTTGTTAATCTTACTGTATCTACAGTACCAGTCCAAGTAAATCCTGAGGGTTGATTAATAATACCTTGAGTATAATCATAAAATGTACAATTATTAAAATCTATTAAATCATATAGTTGAGTATTATCACTTTGAGCAAATGATACACAAGCAAATGATGGAAGATTATATGGAGCTGGGTGATATCCAGTAGCTCTACCATCAAATATACAATTATCACATACAATTTTAGTACCTCCAGTTTGACCTGCAAATAAATAAAATTCTACATCAGAATTATCTCTAGCAAATGTAGTATTTAATCCATAGAAGTCGATATTACCATCAGCAGATATACCTTGTTTAGCTGCATCTATAATTCTTCCAAGATGAGAATTTAACATTCTACATTTAGAACCATCTCTCATAATAGCTACATCTAATCCTGTTTCAGTAGTTGTTAATCCATCAAATTCTACATCAGCCTCTTGACCAATTAAAAAAGCATACCCTGTGGATCTATTTATTTCTAAATTTCTAACTTTTATATTTTTAGCTCCTGCTTCTACTCTAAAAGTAGCAGAAAAAGAAAAATTACCAGTATATGAATTAACTGGCACATCTAAGAAATTAGGAGTATTATAATATATAGTATTCCCTATAATATTAGTAATAGTAATAGGATTACTACCATCACCTCCCATACCATAAGAATTTGATACTCCATCACCTATTTGAAATGGCATACTATCTAATGTCATAGAAGTGGCCCCAGCAGGAGATAATGTTACTACTTTGGCGTACCTTAATATATGTTTTATTTTATTATTATTAGCATTAATAATACAATTAGATCCTGTTATACTAAATTGATTAGCGCTAATCGTACAATTTTCCAAATTTATAGTAATATTATCTCCAGATAAAGTTACTAAATTACATTTAAAATCACCATCGGAGAATTCAATTAATAAGTTATCTATTGATAAAGCTTTATTAATAATAGTAGTATTGTCTATAATACCATCACCCTTTGCTCCAAACCATTTTATATTTGCATATCCACTATAATTTCTTTTAAAATATTCTGTTCCTAGTTTTCTATAGATAGTTCCATCTGTTTTTAAATCAGTCATAGCACTACCATCAGTATAAGTAGTTACTTTGGTATAAGTAACAGGCTCACCTGTTTTAGAATCTAAGATATTTGTTAGAGTATCTCCTACTCGAATATATTGTTCACTAGCCATTTGTTATAAATTTTAAAGTTGATTTATTAGGACTAATGCCATTCAACCAATTAGATAATGTTTTATATGTATAATTAAAATGATTGGCTGCTTGTTTAATACTATCAAATACTTGATTTGTAGAAGTGTCAATTACTTCTTTACATGGACTAGCATTATTAATGTTCCAATGATTTTTCATTTTATCTCTAGTTTTTAAAGATCTTTGTTTTCCTAGACTAGGATGAGTATTATTTTTATAATATTCTAACATCTTTATAGAATGTGCATCTCTTAATGATTGATCTTTCATTCTCTCAATCATAATAACTCTTAATTTATCTTTGGTTTCTTCTGATAAAATTAAACCATCACATCCTTCTCCACCTTTAGTAAGATTCATACCATGTTTACTATTATATGAATTAAATAATCTTATATTATTAATTTCTAGTTCTGATAGTAGTTTGTTATTAAAATTACCTTGAACTAGTATTTCAATTTTATGTTTAGTCCAACCATATTTCTTTATAGAATTATATAAAAATTTTTGTTTTTTACAAGACTCATATTTATAGTATCTTACCCTCTTTTTAAAATTAACAGTTTTACCTATATAAATCTTATTAGAAGGAGAGGTTATTTTATATATGCATCTTATATATTGTTCTGCCATTTATTATATAGTTTTAACTGTAGCTGCTCCATAATCAGGAAATCCTGCTATAGTATACATATCTTGTTGAGTTATAGTACCTGTACCATTAACCTTGATTGAATTATCTGATCCTGCATCAATACTCATTCTAATAAGTTGAGCTCTATTAGGATTATCTAAAACAATACCTTTACTTGCTCTTCCTGATATAATTTTAGATTTTAAATTTACATCAATATATTTAGGATAGGTAGATCCACCATCATGTATACATATATCAGCAGCTAATATATTAACACCATTAACTACTACATTCTTAGCTCCAGGTGCAATAATTAATCCTTCTGCTGCAAGACTATCTAAATTACTATTTATATATTTAAAACTAGTACAAGCTACTACTAATATTGCTGCAATACCTGCTAAAGAAATCATATTAGAGCAGTTTACTATTAATACATCTCCTACTAAATTTAAGTTTAATGTATCCATATTTCTAAACTCTACATTATCAAATGTAAGTTTACTTATTGTAACTGAATTTGGTATAACTACACCGTCTATACTACCTCCACTAACTTTAACGCTTTGTAATAAAACTCCTCCTGCAAATTCTAATTTTCTAAATTTACAGTTTATAAGTTCTAGATTACAAGTATTTGCATTACCAACAATTAATATATCATTATCAGAATTAATACCAATAGCTTTTACATATCCTACATTTTCTAAGAACATTGTAGGTTTATTATTTAAAGTACTAGTACTACCTATAACTGTAACTCCTCCTACATTAATAAGTGTACATACACCTGAACCATCAGGACTAGATAAACCATTAACAAAACCATTATTAATACCAGAATTACCTGTAATAATACAGTTAATATCAGCCATAAAAGGATGATCTCTATTATTAATATCAATTAAGTCAGCTCCATTATTTCTACCTCTAATATTTGTAAGAGTGTAATTCTTTTCTATTAAACCTCCAGAGAATCCTATTTGAACTGCTGATAAATCATTATCTCTAATAATAGGAGATAAAACATTTACATTGTAAGTAGCAAAGAAATATAATCCATTTTCACCATTGTTATAAATCTCATTAGTACTATCTACATATATATTATTACATACTAAGAATCTAAGACCAGTACCACTAGATGAATCAGAAAGAGTAGTTCTTTTTTTACCAAAGTTATATACTTTATTATTACTAAAACTTAATCTTCCACAATTATAAAATAACATTCCTGCAAAAGAAGCTGTAGTATTTTGACCTTCTACATCACAATTATTAAAAGTTAGATTATTAGAATTTAAAGCTACAACAGATTCATAATTACCTTTACTTCTTAAACTAATATTACAGTTATTAACACCAGTTAAATTTAATATAGGATAATCACTATCTTCATTACCTGATTCAAATACCTCTAATCCGGCTGCTGTTAATTGTACTAATTTACCAACACAAATTATATTAACATTAGATTTACCAGATAGAGTATTAATACCCCAGTTACCTTCAGGTATAATTAGATCTCCTCCTCCTATAGATGCTAGATAATCAATAGCTGCTTGTATAGCAGTTGTACTATTAAAATTGGTTCCTTGCTTAGCACCAAACCATTTAATATCTACAACTCCACTATATATTCTTTTATAAGTTTCAGTACCAAATTCTACTGTAACCATTCTCCTATATATAATACCATCTGGAGTTATACCTATAGGACTTACTTTTATATACTCAACAGACTCTCCAGTATAAGAATCTATAATATTAGATAATATTACATCTCCATTATCCTTGACTGTCCTTATGTATTTTTTAACTTCTGCCATTAAATAGTAAATATATTATCAGATTCCTCTGGTGTAAAAGTATCTCCTTCAGGACCAGCAGGTCCAGGAACACTTGTAATTATTGAAGTTGATAGATTATTTACATTCTCACTTTGTATTAATCTATTATGTCCTTGATTGCAATTACAATCATTATCATAGTAATCTAGCATTATATATCAAATAAGTTATCACTAGTAATTGGTGTAGGTACTTCTCCTGTAGGACCTGGAGGACCTTCATTACCGGGAGTA